TCACGCTCTTCTCGCCTTGCCCTAGCAGCAAGATGACCCATAGCCGTCTTGTCGGCGATAACTCCATAACCGGAATCAACGCTACCAATCTTTGCTATGTTTCCGTCTTCAAAGAAAGGGACACCTGAAAGCTTAATGCCTGACCAGTAATCCTTTACCGCTGGCTTGTTGAAAGCGTCAGGGAGTGGATAAGTAGACAGGGTATTACCTACGTCAGTTGCCAGTTTCCAAAGTGCGTTAGGGTGATGAACGACAAAAAGATCGTTACCAAACTGATCTGCTTTTGCGTTAGCAATAACTGCTGACACAAGAGCAAGGGTAAAGTTCGCACCGTCTGCACCAAGAACTGTTCCACCATTAAGCGATGGGAACAGGGCAATGATGTCGTTGTCTTTCTTGCGCGCCATTGCATCACCCATCTGGCGACCAATGATCTTGAAGACATCTTCATTGTTCTGCTGGAGAAGGGTGTCGGTAATGATTACCTTAAGTCCAACTTCAGCGGTAGTAGCGGTGACAGTTGATACATCAATGTCCTCGCTGTCGATCATGTCTTGACCTTCTGCCAGATCCTCAGCGGTCATCTGTGCGACCTTGGGGATTGTCAGCTGGTACTCGCCCTTGCCAAGGTTAAACTTTTCAATAAGTCCAACCATCGGGGCATTATGCTCTTCGGTATATCTGGCTGACGCAAGCATGATTCGCGACATTGCTTGCAGATTGCCAGTACCGGAAGTTTGTACTGCCATTATTATTTATACCTCAGCCGAAAATGGTAAGTCCTAGCTTCTGAGAAGCAGCCCTTGCCATTTCTGTTGTTACCGCAGGATCTCCTGCGTTGTATCTATCTAGAACAGCCGAAGCGTCGGTTGGGGCAACATCGGAAGCTGGAGTCGCTGATCCATATTGCTGAGAAGGAGTTACACCCTGCAGTCGGCTCTCAAGATCTTTTATTCTCTTAAGGCTCTTAGCGTGGCGTTCCATCTCTGCTGGATTGCTAACTTCCTGTAGTTCCGAAAAAGGGACATTGTATTGCGAAGCAAGCTCATAAGCCCTAGCAAGCTGTGTCCTAGAGTTTAACTCTGACTCATACTTCTGGCTTTCACGTTTGCTCTGCTCTATTTTTAGGTTCGATAAATAGGCTTCTTTTGCAAGACCAGCCTGTTCATTTGCTACCTGCTGAGCAGTTGTATCATCCATCCCTTGCTGCAGAAGTCTATCTCTAACCTGTAAGGCATATTGATTTACCTCTGAATCAAGGGATCTTAAGCTTTCCTGCGCCCGTACCTCATCCCTCGCTGTCCGTTCCTCAGCGAGCTGCTTCTCTAGCTCAGCCATTTTCCTGTCAGTAGAAGATTGATATTTTCTAAATTCAGGAGTATTCAATAAACTTGAGCTAGTTGACTGAGCTTCCGTCGAGCTTTCACCAACCTGAATATCCCCGGTGTCGTCACCAACTCCTGAAAGATTTTCTGTAAATTCTCCACTTTCTGTGGGAGCAGCTACATCTTCCGTAGGAGAGTCAATGCTAACGGTTGTCGGATCTACCGTAGATTCGTTTAGCGGTTCTTGTTTCTCAGTTGTCATTCAGTTCTCCTGTTACACAACACCTGTTAGATGGGGCATAACGATTGTTTAGGTTGCTACATAATAAAGGGAACTACTTAACTCTTTCAAGTAATCTGCGAGTAATTTCAATCTGTTCTTCAGGTGCAGGTATTGCCGATCTACCCAATGAAAGTCGTTTCCTCGCCTCGTTAGAGTAGATCGCATTTTTAGCAACAGCATAGTAAGAATCTGCGAGATCCATCGGGTCTTCTATTGCCCACTCTTCCGGTATAGGTCTTCCCATTGCTTTATAATGCGCTCGCTTAAGCGCCCTGTCACTGTACCTTTTAACCTTGCCCTTGCCTGTAGATTTCACCAAACCTGTAATCATTGATTCTGGAACCATGAAGTTTGTTTTATTTGCGTCAATGTAATCCCGTTGCTTAGGTGTCAGCCCAGATAAGAACCTTAACTTTTTCTGATCTATCTCTTCGTCGGTTAAGGTTGACTGCCCCTCCGGTCCATAAACCTCTGTAAGCATCTCGTAGTAATCATTCTGAGCTTTCTTTAACGGGTCGGTTTCAGGCTGCCTGTCTTCACTGTCCTTGAAATAGTTCATGCGTAAACCTTGAAGCTTAAGATCTGTTGTATCCATTATTCGGTAAATACGTGAAGCCTTTACACCGACCTCTTGATCTCCGCCCATAATTTTTTCGATCATTTCATACTGGTCAAGCTCTAGCTGATAAGCGTTTTGGGTGTATTCGCTAGGCTGGAATTTCCCACCTTCATAGAAAAGACGGTTGATATATTTTTGCTCGTAAGGATATAAGTCTTCGTAACTCTCTCCTACTATTTCTCGCGCCAGATCATCCTTGTCGGGGAATACATTTACGTTTAATCCGCCTACTGCACCTGCGCCAAGCAAAGCTAGTGTTGGACCTCCATCCATTTCTCTGGAAGCTTCCATAATTTGCTGCATCATCAAAGGCAAGAAGTCTTCGTAGTCCGTAGACTGCCCCGGAATAAACATCTCTCTTCCGGTTACTTCTTCCCCGAAATAATTATTCCCTGTAACCAATCCAGTTACAGAAGATCCAAGAGGACTTAGCTTAGATCTCATAAAGTTCCCGATCTGGCGACCAACATCTGCTTCAAACTCTGTGCCAGTCGTAGTAACTTCTTTTCTTGCAGACATTCCGTAGGAAGCCCTTGCTATAAACCTCCAGACAGAACCAAGTCCCATTGTGAGGTCTACGTTTATTTTGCCTGAACCCTGCTCGCCAGTTATAAAGTTTGTTCCCTCGTTGGATGCCTTTAAGAAGTTAGACTTCCTTGCGTCTGTCTCAACCCTGAAACCATTAAGGAAAAGCAATGTGCTGATACCGCCAAGAACCCCGAAAGTACGAGTTAAGTCTTTGGCTATCTGCTTACTTGCGTACATTCCTTTTCCAGCCTTTGCCTCTTTTCCTACAGTTTTTACAATTGAATACGGAACCTGCACTCTGGATACCATCCATCGGGGTGCAAGAAATACGGTAGCCAGTTCTGGAGCCATATCCGATAGCTTGCCTAGATCTCCTCTGCCCGTAGCCTTATTCAAGAAATCTGCATAGTTTTTAATAGCTGCCTCTCTTGCAGCGTCATCAACTCCGCTCTTGACAAGCTTGGCGTTAAAGTCCCTGAGCATCGAATACCTCATCTTGTTAAGGTATAAGTTATGGAACCTTTCACCCGACTTGAACGGGTAAGCTATTGCTCTCCCTAGGTGTGCAAGCCCTGTTTTTGTAAACGCCGGATGAGTATTTTGCACCCCCGCCAACCTGAAGATATTAAACATAAATCCTTCCTCTCTTTTAGAGAGGGGACCGTCTAATTCCGAAATGAAGATGCCTGTCTTTGTTGTTAGATAATCATAATCAGAGTCTCGTTTTATCTGATCCATCTGACCTTTGTAGTTGGTTTCGCTAAGCGTTCCCTTCAAGGACTTAGCTAGATCTACGTACCCACCTTTTGTGGTAAACCTTCCAAGTAGCAAGCCTCCCTGATTGAAGATTGCTCCTGCATCAATAGAAAGGAGTAGCTGCCTTTGAACGTTGAAGAAGGTAATGATAATTCCTCGAACAATCTGCGCTCTTGTCAGAGGAGATTCATCACGAAGAACTGTATCTAAGCCAAGTGCTTGCTCTACTAAGTTTTGCTCCCTAGGCGTAAGACCTTCTGCGCGCGCTACCTTTCTGGTTCCAGCCATCCCTTTAAGTGCTGGGGCTTCCCTAGCTACATCACTAAATGCCTCGGTTCCCCGTGGGGCAGTTTGAATCCCAAGGAATTTATTAATCGCTTTTGTAAAATCTCTTTGGTCGAAAACCTTACTTGGGTATAACTCTTGGAGTTTTCTAACACCATGATCTAATAAAGCCTGAACTTCTATTGGGTGCATCTCGATCGGCTTGTAGCCAGACTTGACTGATTCTGACATCGCAAAAGCTATCTCGCCTCGCTTTTCTAACTCTGCCTGATCTATTTTCCCTGCTGCATAAAGATCCGCAGCTTCATGCTGCATCGCTGCCGCTCTTGTACTTTTTTCACTTATATCTTTTTCTCGTGCCTTAATGTACGCACGGTAGTCTTTGTCTTTAAGTACCTCAGCAATCTGTTCTGATGCAGACTCTGCTAATACTCTTTGACCTTCTGGTGTAATTTCTCCAGTAACAGTCCTGAACTCTCCGGTCGTATCCGTAAGGACGCTATCGAGAAGCTCTTTGTTTATTGGCTTTCTGATACTAGTACCAAAGTAGTCCTCGTACTTAAAGCTACTAGGGACAATGTTTTTACCGTCTGTCTTCCCTGTGTTTATAACCTGTCCGGCTTCAGTTTTCCTTTGGACATCTAATATCTCAGCCCCTGCCTGAACAGGATTTTCTACTGCTCTAGGGTTGGCTGCAATGTTCTGCTCATCCAGTTGTTTACGCATCTGGTTCAAGCCTTCATTAAACCTGTCTACCCCAGATTTAACTTCATTGCCA